TCATTCTGATTCCCCCAAGTTGATTAAGTTAATAACACTTTTCATTTGAGAAATACGGGCTTCAATGAGCATGATCTTATCAAAAGATTCTTTTTCCTGGATCATCGAAATTCTGAGTTCTTCGAGCATTTTCAATTCGGAATCAATTAATTGAATGGTTCTTTTTTTCATGTCTGGATCTCCTTTAATGCCCCGGCTGTTACACCGGGGCGGGTTGATTATCTATTAAGTTCCTCATATTCAGCCGCCTTGATTGCTTCCGACATTCTGACCGGATCTGACCAGATTATTTTCAAGGCCTTATTGTATTCTGCCGGGCTGATATCATTTTTTTCTGCCATTTGCTGAAGCCTGGCCCTGATGGCTATTCCGGTCGTGTGTTTTTGAGCTGTCTGCCCGAACACTTGGATAGTTTCAGCGGTGATGCTGTCGATGGCTTGCTGTGCGGTCAATCTTGTCATGGTAGCCTCCTTAGTTGGTTGTGACGTTTCCGTCGGTGTCTGCCTTTGCGGTGGTGCCGTCTTGCATGTCAAGTCCGGTGGTTGCGAGGATGGTCAAAAGAACTGCTGCTTCTTGCCCCTGGTTTTCAATCCAGAACTTGACGTTTTCTATATTTTCAAGCCAATCTATGGCTTTGTTTGCTGCGGCGTTTCCGGCAAACTGAGACCGGCAATTTTCAAAATTTGCTTGCCTTTTGATGTCTTCTGCCCATTTGATTTGTTTTTCGGAACCGGTCATTCTTGCCTCCTTGTTTATGGTTTATTTCACTGCCTGATCTTGATTTAATTTATAACATAATCAAAAAAGGGTTGTCAAGAATTATTTTATAATTTTTTCAAGTTTATTTTGATTTTATTATAAATTTAAACAAAAAAGTGGTTTGAGGATCTATAGGGTAGTTTTTTGATTGTGCGGCCGGACACACAAAAAAAAGTGTGTTTTTTTTGTGTGATATCAATTTATGGATTTGGAAGTGGTGAAGGTAGGAAGGAAGGAAACAGTTGATTCTGTGGAATCTGATTGATAATCGGGTGAATGTGTACGTTGATATTCAGCAGTAACAACAGCGTAGAAGTGTTTTCCACGGTTGATGATGGTGTAAGGAAACTTATAAGGATCAAAGAACCATTCACCAGAAACAGGACACTGAAAAGCAATCAATCCACGGGATTCAGTCATTGCTTTATTTTCGATTGTGACAAGTTCAAAGTCTTCTTTTTCTTCTTTTGGCTGATTACGGGTTTGAGTCTTTGTGGGATGATTCATGGTTTTGAGAGTGGTTTCGGATTTTTCATATTTATGAGACAAGCGATAAAACATATAAAAAGCAGAACAAACAGAGAACAAAGACAAAATTATGATATACATGAACAACCGGGATTTTTTAACTTGCTGTCCATCACCATCGAATGAGCGATATAAATCAAATATTGCTTTGGATTTCCTGGCAACGGATCTCTGATAAATCTCACCACTGGCTTTTATGTTATACTTAAATTCACCGAAAATCGAGAACGTAGAACGGACAGCGCGATATTCTAACTCTACAAGAGTTGATATCTGTCTACAAATTTTCTTTTCATCTTGGGTGATTAAATATATCTGGTCTGAATAATGGCGATGTGTATCAAAGTACAATACAACATCATTGTTGTTATACCTCGGAGGGATGAATTGTTGACATTCATCAAGAACATAGAGGATTTTTGGGTATTTCTGATGAACGATATCCTGATAATCTTTAGTGAAAAATCGATCAAATGGGATATCTTTTAAAATATCAGATAGATTTTTTGATGGAAGTTTCAAGTCATTGATATTGGTGAAAACGGTTAGATCTGGATCACGAAGGAACCATTTACCATTTTTCTGGATATAAAATTTTTCTGATAAGGTCTTTACAGCAAGATAGGTTTTTCCAGATCCAGGAACGCCCGTGATTAGTGTTATCATGATTTACCTATTAATTTTATTTTTTTATCTTCTAAATCCAGGCAATAAAGAAAGTACAAAAGAGGCACTAATAAAGGATAAATAAGTTGTCAAAGCTTCAGGGACTTTGCAGGCAGTTGCAATATAAGCACCGACACCAACGAGGCTGATTGTTGCATCTGGAAGAGTCGAAGCATTGATAACAGTTGAAAGATACACAGATGTATATTCATATAATTTCATAACGACACCAAAAAGCACCCAGGGCAGCACGAAAAAAGCCATGAAGAACATAAGAGCTTTGACAGCAAAAATGCTGGCAACAATAGCTAACACTGTACGTCCAAAGCCAAAGTAAACACCAGAAAATAGGCCCATTAGAGCCTGTAGAATAAAACCCATATCAATGTCTCCTTAAATACCATTCAAAAGATTTCCACCATAAATAGCGGTATAAATGACGGAATGGGTTATAAATATACATTATCCACGGACCACGTGTAAGATGCCAGTTAGAGAAGCAATGCCGACAAGGAGTGAGCCAAAAGTCTGCATAACGGAATAATAGGGATCAAAACACATATCAATTGTGGATCCTAGAATATTAGCATGTAAACAGGGTGTTCCTGCACCGATATCGATCATATCTTCGATGTTAATCATAGAATATACGGGGTTGTTTTCGATTGCATAATCCATAAAATCGTTGAATTTTTGTTGTGACCAGGGCAGGAATTTATCATCTATGTCATCATCTGAAAGCAGCGGATCTGATGCCAAATCATCATATGATGTAGGGATACTATCAATCATGGAATCGACGGTTTCAGATAATCCAGTATTGATATCACCAGCACCGGATAAAGCATCGGTAACATCGGATTCAGTCAATCCACCGGTTTCAATCATTGTTTCCAGATCACCAATACCGGTTTCAATATTCGTAAGACCATCGGCCAGGCCCTGGATACCAGTTTCAAGATTTCCGATGCCGGAATCTATACCATTCAAGGATTTTTTAATATCCGATCCCTGAGCTTGCATGATTTCAGAGTTGATGCGCATTTTCTGAATATTTTCATTTGTTGCGACAAGATTCTGATTCATAAGATTCTGCGAATCAATTAATTTTGCGGTATTTTGAGCAATAATCTGTGTAGCTTCAGAGTCAGTTTCCGAACCGGTGGGAACTGTCGGTGATGGTTCACCGGTTGAACCGGGTCCCGGTGCAGTGTCATATTCATCACCAGTCCAGACATACGGATGAACAGATGGGAACTTAGAAACATCATATTCTTGATCGATTGTCAGACCGCCGCCGGTTGATTCACAATCTGCTGGCAACTCATACCAATCACCACCGATATAGACGATATCAGTGTAACCGGCTGAGCCTTCAGGTATATATTCACCGAGAATAAATCCATCGTCGTAATTTGTACGGACCCCACGGGCCACAACAGCGCTTGTAGCGTCATCGATGACTTCCCATGATATTTGATACTGATTCAGTTTACCGGAATCATCCGGATAAAAATCACACTGGTCGGGGATGCCGTCGCCATCGGTATCAGGGTTAGGATCTTCTAACCATTCTGGGGGATAACTACCGTACACATATAATCCATAAACTTCAGTATCACATGAGCCACTATACCCACGGTGGTAATTTTTTGTTGATACACCAACATATGTTCTATAAATATATTCAAGTGAAGTTGAATAACTTGTACATGGCGAACCGAGAGCATTCCAAGCAGCATTTACGGCGGATTCTGCTTCTGCAGGTGTAGAAAAAGCACCTGCAAAAATTACAGTTTGGGCACTCCAAACATTGGCAGCGGATAGATATGAAGCAGACGGAAACAATTCTTGTGTATATACAAAACGGGCTGGAAAAGCCACCAAGGAAAAACCGATAAGGAACCACATTACTTTTTTCATTTTATCACCTCAACAAGGGGGATGCCCTGGGGGATGAAAAACCCCCCAGGGCATGCAGGCTAGCTGCGGTTCGTCAGCTTGATCAGCTTCCGGATTGACCAGATAACGGCCAGACCACCGATAACGACCACGGCCAGGGTAGAGACATCACCGGTCAAGCCGGCAACTGTGATAGTGGAAAGATCCATGCGAACACCTCACTTGAAAAGATTAATAATTATGTGCTCCGGGGAACGCCCCCGGTTGTCACCAATCCAAAATTGTCCAGACGAAAAGCAAACCGCAAATTATACCGGACAATCCTTGTAAAAAAAGCCAATCTTGAGGACTCATATTATGACCTCGTAAGCAGGCGGACTAACGCCTTGATTGTGAAGCAAAAAAGACCCCATATCATGAGCAGTGTAAAAAACCAGTTGAAATATTCCGCACCGGTCACGGTGGCAGGGTCCAGAATTTCCAAAACGTTGAATGTCTGAGATAAATCAAACATCAATCTGTGACCTCAACGACGGGGCCAGCGACAACATAGTTAATAAAAGCGTTTCCACGATCCGAAACACCGGGACGGCTGCGCACCGGCAACCGCACTTTGATACCTTTGGACACGCCATTGACATGATTGTCAAAATCAGTGATATCAACCACCTGAGAGAATTTGTCGTATTCGTCAAGGATCGATACAACCGGGATTTCTTTGCCTTTTTTACTCTGGAATGATTTGCGGTGTAATACCACGCCTTCAATGTATTGCATTTTCTCTTTGCTCCTTTGCTGTTCTGAGGGTTTCAGGGGTATACAATCTTTCAATTTTTTTCCCCCTGGCATGATAACGGAACTTGATAAATTGAACGCCGTCTTTAACCATCTGTTCCGGGTCAAAGCACGCTAAAAATTCATCAAGCGCTTGCATAAATTGTTTCTTTTCTTTTTGTGTCATTTTGCAATGCCCTTTTTCTTATTTCACTATTAATAATTTCAACAAGCTGATTCCATTCAACATCTGAATTTTGCAAAACGAAACCCCGCATTTTCAGCTTTAAAATATTCTTCCATTCGCCAATTTCAAAAAATCCATACAGAGACGACAGCAGATCCGATTCCGTAACAATTTCTTCATCTGTTTTTTCTTCAATGCCGTATTTTTTCTTTAGACCTTTTGAGAAGCGAATGGCTTGTTTACCTTTGAATGTCTGGCAGTATTCCCAAAACTTTTGACCATATTTTTTCATGTTGTTTTTATTATCAAGAATTTCAAACAACATGCCGAAAGGCGTTACATTACCGTTTTGCTGTTTTTTGCATGACCCTTTTGTGAGCTCCGCTGCCATACCCCAGGAATTACCGGTTGATATTTTTGTCAGGTAACTTGTCATCTTGGCGATGTGATCCCCGTGCAAGGCATCGACCTGGACTGCACGCCGATGGAACGCCAGGGGTTTTTTTATTTCGATGCCGGAGTACAAACAGGCTTTGGTCCAATTGGCGAAAATGTCAGCGCGAAACTTGCGAAGATCATCAACCGGTTTGTCAAAAATGAAAAGTTCATGGCTGTGGATATGCCAGCCGTTGACACCATACGTGACCTCAACTGTGGTCACGGAACCGTCATATTGATGATGCTGTAAAATTTTCCGAAACGGGACAAATTCAGTGTGGTGCTGTACTTCGCTCCAATTCTTCATTCGTCGTCGGGCATCCATAAATTTACGCCGGGATTCGCCACAAGTTTCTGTCTCATAATGGGGGAAAGTCAAAGTAACAAGGTAATGATGCTTATCGGCTGTTTTGTCGATAATCTCCTGGATCTCATTTTTCCGGTGTTCGGTAATTTTGGAAGCACACACCGGGCAGGAATGAATTGAACCACAAGTTTGAAGGCTGGAATAATGCGCATGGGCTGCGCCGGGATTCTTTTTTAAATCGATTGTCAGGGAAAGGTCTTTCCGTGCACGAAGGCATGAACACTGTCTTTGGTCATATCCACCATGATATTGATGAATATATGCGGAAATTCTTTGCGCCGCAAACTTTTGAATGATGCTGTCTTTTGTCTGATCCATACCAGCCCTTGACATTTTGTGTTCAGAGCTGATATATTGATCATGTTCAGGTTGATCTTTATATCAGCCCTCATTTTTGCCCCGTCAACCCTGCCAGGTTTTCGGGGCGTTTCTTTTTGTATATTACTCTAATGTTTGTTTGTCAACACATTTTTTAACAATTCTTTTTGTCGATACATATTTTCTTGCACAATTTCTGTTATGTATTGTGATTTTGATGTCTTAAAGATCCTTGTCAATTCTGTAAGATCATCCCAGAATTGCTCCGTTACGCGCAACTGTATTTTTTTCGTTTTGTTTTTTTTCATAATAATTTTGTTGTCACAATTTTTATTGTATCCGTTTCCCCTATATTACACATTAACACAGGCAATTTGTGTTGACAATATTTCATTATTTTTATTATTAACTTTTTCAAGATTGTGTTATTTTGATGAAACGCTTGAATGACAAGGATTTCAACGAAGATGCCCGCTATATATAGTCCAATGCACAAATTCGCAATATATTCCAAGGGGCTTGTTTTTTTCTGTTCTTTTTTTTTATTTTTTTGGACTCAAGCGCCGTAAGGCTAATAAGGTGCCGGGATCTACTCCAATCACAACAAATCAAGATCTTTTAAACCTTGTGACAATGCGCCGGGGTCCCGTCTGGTGACACCGGAAAAAATTTCTAAATTTCTTATTCTTTTCATGCAATCTTCTCCGGCTCTTTTATCCCCCTATGATCCCCCAGGGGATAAACCCCCCTAACCCCCCAGGGGGAATATAAAAAAAGGAAAATAACAAATTGATTTGGGGGACCCCCCCCAAACCCCCGGAACTGCTATTCTAAATCTTAATAGGAATTTCAAAATTAAATGTGAGAATCTAAAAACAAATTTTTTACAACGATGCGGACTCGTCCGGAAACCACTCTTAGTTTTCTGATCATACACAGGTGTTTTTTTGGGTCATTAAGAGAAAGAGAGAATCTCAATGGAATGAGTGGGAAAGGGATTTAAAGCGGGATACTTCGATGGGATGCCGTCAAGCGGGTTATCATGACACTTTCGGGGCATACGCCGAAACCGGGCTAGGGCCCGGGACAAGATATAATCAATGCGTTTATCTACTCCGTAGGGCATCTGTAACCCCGGCAAACAGCGCCGGGGTAACAGCTGCGCAAAATTAACAATCAACGGACCTTTAATTCCGGATCTTGTAATTGTTCTAATGTGATAGCACCATAAATATATGCCTGTTCTTTATCGGTCAAGGCATCATCACCCAGGGCCAGGGCACGATTACATAAAACATTATGGTAAGTTTCATACTCCCAGCAATCGACCGGACAGCCTGGTGCAAAATGATTTTTACATGTGTCACGATGGAAGCAATATTTTTCAGATCTGAGAAACATGGCATTTTCCTTTATATACAAGATTTAATAATTGATTCCACAGCCTGTGATTTTGATAATTTGTTAATTCTGGAATACTGATCTATAAAATCAACGACCTGGGCGGACAGTGCGAAGGCCCGGACCTGCTTTTTTTGTTTTTTCTTGGACGGCCAGCACCTGGACGAGCGCCGCCATGCTCAAAAGGTAACGGT